ACCATTTGATTCATTACTTGGTCTAGTTGGAGATGCAGTATATTTCTCTAACCGTGTAGACCAATCATTAACCGAACAACTTTATCAAAAGATAGCATTTTCTATCAGTATGAACGTGGCTAATAAAACATTCCTTAGTGGAATGGAACCATTAGTATCTATGTTCTCTGGTGATGAAGGTGCATTCAATAGATTCCTTGTATCTCAAGCAGATTCTTTAATACCTTTCGCACCATCTGGTATGAGAAGTGTATTGAATCAAGCTATATCTCCACAGTTAAAAGATGTGGAAAATGACTGGGGTTCTTTGATGGCTAACAAATGGAAGTTTATGAGTCCTCCGGGTTTGATGGATCAATTAGATATATACACAGGTAAACCAATTAGATTCCATGAACCACTAACTGCTGCAGCTAATGCTTTCATGCCTTTTGGTAAATCCAATGGTGATATGGAGCCTTGGAGACAGTGGTTAATTAGTACAGGATGGGATAACGTACAAAGTATGAGGGTCAATCCTATTACTAAAGAGTTATTAAGTCCTGAGGATCGTCATTGGATCAATAACTGGATAGCTAAAAATATGAACTTAGCTGGACAGATTGAAAGTATGATGAATTCAGAGGATGGATTCTGGACTAGAAAGATGAAAGAATATAAAGAGGCAAGAGGATGGAAAAAACAAAAAGATTATCCACTTAAAGAGTTAGTAGTACATCAAGAACTATCTAGGATTCATAGAAATGCTATGAAGTATGCGTGCTCTGCATTGGAGAGATACCATTCGCAGTATTCACAGGTGGGCTTACAAAACGATAGAATTAAGAATGCTTTACGACAAGGTAATATGCCAGAATCTCTTAAAGCAAATGAAACAAAAGAAGACTTAAGACGTTTATTAGACTTCTAAAATGACCGCAACAATTGAAAATACTTATACGGGTAACAATTCCACCACTGATTACTCGTTCACATTCCCATATTTAGATGACTCCGATATCAAGGCAAGTCTTGATGGAGTTGCCACAACAAACTTCAGATTACTTAACGCAACAACGGTCCAGTTTGTCAACAATACAACAGCTAATACACCCACACCTCCGGGTACTGATGTAGCTATTAGGATATATAGAAGTACAGCTTATGATTCACCTAAAGCTACTTTCTATCCCGGTTCTGCTATACGTTCTAATGATTTAAACGATAACTCATTACAAAACTTATATGTAACCCAAGAATCTAATGATAAAGTTGATAAAGCTTGGTTAACAGGCGACCCAACTGTTATTAGTACAGAGACTTGGTATACAACTGACGATACAAAGATAGGTTCAACTAAAGCTATTGAGAATAGAATTGGTGCTAAGATAGATACAGCTATAGAAGGTGATGTCTTAGCTGGTACTGATATGGCTAAGACTGCTACTGGTGGTCAGGTTACTATTAACCATAGTGTCAGTGGAGCTAATACTACTATTAACAATAGTGATGGTAATGTTATACAAGATATAACTGTATCTGCACAAGGTCATGTAACCGCTGTAGGATCTAAAAACTTAAATGATGTTTATTTTACAGAAACTGAATTAACAAGTGGAGCATTAGACGGTAGATATTATACTGAAACTGAAACTGATGCTGCTTTTTACAAGATTGGCAGCGCAAGTGAAATAAGATCAGATGAAACATGGTCTGCATCTGATACTAAAGTTGCTACCACATCAGCTATAGATGCTCGCATCACAGATATGATTGATGATGTTGGTGGTTTTGTACCGATTGCAAATGAAACATCTTTTCCTAACGCTAACCCTGACATTAATAACGGGGCTGGAACTCTTGTATCTATTAAATCTCTCAGCAGCGACCTTACCTCTAATGGATCTGGAGTTGCAACCATTGCTAATGGTACTGTAGGGAACTCAACAGTCACCATTACTGGTTTAGCAAATAGTACAACGTATGCTTCCACTTATGGAATGATTGTAGAGACAACTTCTACATTAAACACTTATACATTCCATAGACAAGTACCTAAAGCAACAGAAGTAACAACAGTTGCTGGTAGTATATCTAATGTTAATACAGTAGCTACTAATATAGCTGCTATTAATACTACGAATAGTAATATAAATGCTATTACGACTGTTAATTCTAACTCTAGTAATATTAATGCAGTAGCTGGAGAATTATTATTCTCAGAAGATTTAGGTCTTATAACTGCATCTTTAACTACAGGAAGTGGTAACGATATTAATACAGTAGCAAATGCTATAACAAATATTAATACTGTTGCAGGTATCAATGCTAATATAACAACTGTAGCAGGTATCAGTGCTAACGTTACAACAGTAGCTGGAGTTAGTTCTAATGTTACTACTGTAGCTGGTTCTATAGCTGACGTTAACCGTTATGCTAATGAATATAAAATAGCTTCATCCGCACCCGGTAGTCCTAGTGAAGGAGATTTATGGTATGACAGTACAAATAACGTATTAAAATATCATAATGGATCTGGATTTATTGGGATATCTACTGGATTAACATCAATATTAGCAGACACTTCACCAGCATTAGGCGGTCATTTAGACTGCAATGATAAAAACCTCACTGAAGTAGGAACTGTCAGTGGGGACAATTTACAACTAGACTTCGGAACACTTTCATAACCATGGCTAAATTATTAAAATTAAGAAGAGGTACAACCTCACAACACAGTAGCTTCACTGGTGCAGAAGGCGAAGTCACTGTAGATACTGACAAAGAAACACTTGTAGTACACAACGGTTCAACAGCTGGTGGTTTTCCAGTAGCTAGAGCAGACGGTACAGGTACTGCTAATTTCACTATTACTGGTGAATTAGATGCTGCAACTGGAGATTTTTCTGGTGATGTAGATGTTGATGGTACTCTTGAAGCTGATGCTATAACTGTTAATGGTACAGCTTTGAATACAGTAATTGCTGGAGTAACAGTCTCTAACGCTACTAATGCTGCTACAGCTACAGAAGCAACAAACATAACAGCAGTTGCTAATAACTCTGCTAATGAAACAGTATATCCTACATTTGTTGATGGAGCAACAGGTACACAAGGAATAGAAACTGATACTGGTTTAACTTATAATCCTAGTACTGGTTTACTTTCAGCAGCTGCTGTAACTACTACAGGTAATGTTACTGTCGGAGGTAATCTTCAAGTAGATGGTACAACTACAACAGTCAATTCCTCTACGATGACTGTTACTGATAAGAACATTGAAATTGCTAAAGGTGCTGCTAATGACGCAGCAGCTGATGGTGCTGGTATTACAGTTGATTCAGGTGATGGAGATAAAACTTGGAATTGGGTAGATGCTACTGATGCGTGGACATCTAGTGAACATATTCATTTAGGTGATGATAAAAAGTTCATAGCAGGTACTGGATCAGATCTCCAGATTTACAATGATGGGAATTCCAGAATACATAATACTAATAACGGAGAAAATCTGATACTCCAAAGTGACTATATGACCTTTAGGACTAATCAGGTTAATGAATATGTTTTCGTATCAGTACCTAACGGAGAAGTACAATTATTTCACAATGGAATCAAAACTTTCGAGACATATAGCAGTGGCATAATAGTTCGAGGTACAGAATCAGGTAATGGAGATATTTATCTTTATGCTGATGAAGGTGATGACAATGCTGATAAATGGAATTTAAAAGCATTAACTGACGGTACTTTTACCATAGGGAATAAAACGAGTGGATCTTGGGAAACAAATATAAAAGCTGTTGGTGATGCACAAGTTGAATTGAATTATAATGACAGTAAGAAATTCGAAACTACGAATGATGGAGCGAAGGTAACAGGTGAGTTTCAAATGGGTGGTACGGCTGGAGTTAAGTTTGCTCATTCAGGTACTAGCTCTATTTATGAATCTCAGACAGCAGGGGATGAATTGTTATTTAAAACAACCCCTTCTGGTGGAGCATCAACAACAGCTTTAACTATATCTTCTGCACAAAACGCCACGTTTGCTGGAACGTTATCAGATGCAGATGGTGATGTTCGTAAAGTCAAAGTAGCTAATAAAACTAGTGCATATACATTAACTGCTGATGATACTGGAAGACTTATTTACATCAGTACTGGTGGTGTGACTAATAATAATAGTGTAATGAGTGGTAATGAAATTGTAACTATCATTAACAACAGCGGATCAGATCAAACCATTACTCAAGGTTCTGGAATGACTATGTACAACACTGCTGATGCAAGCTCTGGAAATCGTACCCTAGCTGGTCGTGGCATGGCTACTATATGGTTTGCAAGTGCAAGTATTTCCTACATCTCAGGTGCGGGGTTAAGCTAATGCCTATGCAACAAATGCTGCTTGGTATGGGTGGGGTTGTTTACACTACTGACCTAGCAGTAGCACACGGTAATTCTCCTTACGTTACTGTGTATAAATGGGGTGCTTCAGGTTTTGGTCCTAAATATTCAAATCCTTCAACCTTACCAACAGGTAGTGGTCAGGGAGTTGCTTGGACTGCTGACGGATCAACCATAGCCATAGCACATAGTAGTTCTCCTAGGATTAGTGTTTATCCGTGGTCTGATGGTTTCGGTACTAAATACTCAGATCCTTCAGGAACTCCGGGGGTTCATGGAACTTCTGTTACCTTTAGTCCTGATGGAAACAACATAGTCTATACACATTATGGTTCTCCTTACGTTGCAGCGTATCCGTGGTCAGGTTCAGGTTTTGGTACTCAATACTCAGACCCTTCGAATGGAGTAGGGAACACTGGCTTCGGTGTTTCCTTTAGTCCTAGTGGAAACGACATAGCAATATCAGAATGGGATTCTCCTTTTATTCGTGTGTATGCTTGGAGTTCAGGTTTTGGTACTAAGTACTCAGATGCTTCATCATCGGTGCCAAATGATGCCTACGGAAGACCTGCATGGAGTCCTGATGGGAATACTTTAGCAGTACCACATTATCAGTCTCCTTGGATTACTGTATATGCGTGGTCTAGTGGTTTTGGTAGTAAGTATTCAGATCCTTCAACAGCGGTGCCAAGTATTGCCTTCGGTGCTGCCTTTAGTCCTGATGGGAATAACCTAGCAATAGCACACGAGGGTTCTCCCTACATTAGTGTGTATGCGTGGTCAGGTTCGGGTTTCGGTACTAAGTACTCAGACCCTTCAACCTTACCGCCATCTGATGGCAAAGAAGTCGATTTTAGTCCTGATGGAACAGCCATAGCTGTAGGACATGGTGGTTCTCCTTACCTTAGTGTGTATCCGTGGTCAGGTTCAGGTTTCGGTACTAAGTACTCAGATCCTTCAACTTTACCGACAGGTACTTGTGATGATGTTGCCTTTAGACCTACTTCTTAATTCTATTAATATCTTTTATGAACAAACTTCAAATTCTTCAAGCAGCTCTTGAACCTCGCAATGATGAGATTCTAAATTACCAAATTAATATAGACAACTACACGCGAGCTATTGATAAAATAGACGCTCAGTACGCAGATAATCCTGACTTAATTGAGTTCCGTGATAAGTTAACCACTGAGGTTAAAAATCATATAACTGAACAATTAAAATCAATTATCATCCGTGATGTAATTACAGACCAAATTAACGAACTGGAGACCAAATCAATAACAGAAGAAGCAGTTCGTGAGTCACTAGAAACATTAGTAACTAATGATGCTCACGCCTAAATGGAAATCCCATCCATAAAATCTAAACTTCCAACTTCAGATGCTTTAGAATTTAAAGATATGATTTTAGAGCCTCCTACTGCTAATATGCCAGTATTCCCTCCTATTGTAATACCTCCGGGTAATCTACAAGCTCCAGCTGGAGTAGAATTAGAGGAAGCACCAGCAGAAGAAGAGGAAACAACAACGACTGAACAACCTACTCTTAGAGTACCTGTTGTTAAGATTGACTTACCATTACCTAGTGCAGAAGTCGTAGCTACTGCTACCTATGCAGCTGTTGCAGCTGTAGCCACTACCACCTTAGCTACTCCTTTATTTGATAAATTAAAGAAACAAATCCAAAAGTTCCTACAGAAAAAAGTAGATAAATGGAAGGAAAACCGCCAGAAGAAGAAAAAAAGGGACTCCTCGGTAAGCTGAAGGATGCAGCAGAGGATCAAGAACATCAGATACAAATCTTAGGTACATTCGTTAGACTTGGCGTTGTCGTCTGGTCCGGGTTTATCATCACGATGAACTATGTAGAAATACCTATGGTTAAAAAATCAGGTAATTCTGATATCACGTTCGTTGCTAGTGTATTTACTGGAGCACTAGCGACCTTTGGCCTAACTACAGGCAACAATAAAAACAAAGGTCCAGTAAATTGTCCTATGGCTAAAAAAAAGGAAGGATGAAGAAATGGCTTTTACTCTTCCTACTGGCATCACCCACGGTAGCGAGAGCAGAAATTGTAACCCCAAACTTCACGCAGGGGTCGATGAACAGTACAACAACAACCACACAAGAAATAACAGAAGAGATCACCACTACAACCTATGGAGCAGCGTTAAACAAATGGTCTGGGGACAACATAACCCACACATCAGCAAGCTCTGGAGGTATAGTAGACACCGATTCAATCTTTACTTTAACAACTCCCGGTTCAGACTTCTCACTAGAAGTAGTATCGAGAGCAGCGAGTCAGGTGATAGAACTAACAGAAATAGAAAGAACTATCGAAACGGACTCTACTACTGTCTCATTGTCAGTCTTCTCGCAATAGCACCTGCTAAAGCAGAAGGAGAGACAAATAATACCTCAAATCCCGTTGCAGCAGCGACTGGAAATGTGACAAATCAAGCGGTTCAATTCCAGAACAATGGTGCTCCTTCAAGGCAGCACTACGGTTCTGGGGTTAGCTGTAATGGGGCTACGATGACGTTCAGCCCCTTCTATATGGGTAATCATACGGTTCCATTTGATGAAAATATGAACCAAAGAACCTATACAATATCAGAAAACTGGGGAGGACAAGTTAACTTTATGTTTCCTTTGGACCGTAGAGGTTTAGAACAGTGCAGAAAGATAGCAAAACGACAAGAAGAAAAGATGAGGCTTGATTATGAGCTAACTCGTATGCTGAGATGTGCTGAACTTCAACGAAAAGGTTTTATGTTAGCTGAAGGTACACGTGTTTATAGCATGTGTAACGATGTTGTCCCTATAGTTAAGTATGAAAAAGAAAAGAAAGCTGCAGTTAAGCAGTATTTAAAAAAAGAATGTACTCCAGTCGAAGGATTTACACTTCCTTGGAAAGCTAAAGAGTACAATTGCCCTAAACAACCCACTAAAGTAAATGATTCTACTAATTAAACCCATCCTTATCAAGTTTGCTACATCAACATCAGTCAAAAGATTGCTAATTGATGTATTGAAAAAGCTTGTTTCCACTACTGACAATACCTTAGACGATAAGGCTGTAGAAATTATAGAGAAACAACTATTTCCCGGCACATAATGGCTAAAAGAGCTACGGAAGAACAGTTTAACGAGCTACATCGGCTCGTTACAACTGAATTCCTTAAAAGAATAAAGAGTGGAGAAGCTTCCGCTCATGAATTAAAAGCAGCCTGTGATTGGCTAGTTAAAAATGATATCAGTGGTGTTGCTTATGAAGGTA